GTTGTAATCCACTTAAGTCCATACTACCAAATTGTTTTACAGCGGATGCTAATACGTTTAATGCCGCCGCTAATATTAGTATTCCAGCTGCGTTACCTAAACTCATTTTGACGCCATCCATAAGTTTGGCGAAAGCTACCATTTCAGTCAATACTACACCTACGCCAACAAGTCCTTGAATTAGATTTCCAGTATCTAGATTACCAAGTGATTTGACTGATGCCGCAAATATAGCAATTGCAGTTCCAAATATTATCATAGATGTAGCAGTTTTAATTAGCCCTTTACCTGAACCATCCATAAGTTTCGCAGCAGCAGACATTGTAACCATTAGAGTAGCGATGCTAATCAAACCTTTAGCTATTTCTTCCCAATTGAGACCGGATAATACTTTCATTGATGCCGATAATAATAGTATAGCTGCTGACATCCCAATCATAGCAGTTGCCAAACCGCCCATCTTCAAGAAGCCGTTTTTCATGTCTAATTTTTCCAAGAAAGCCATACCTGCCATTAATTCTATGAATAATGCTGTTATACCTGTTAAAGAACTACTTAATTTAGCATCATCAATTGTTGATAATGTAGCCAACGATAATGCTAATATACCAACAGCGGCTGCTATTTTTAATAATGTTCCAGCTCTTATATTTGTAGACCATGCTGCTAATGCTTCGCCTACTGAATCCAAAACATCTGTCACTGATTTACCAGCTTCTTTTATTGCTCCAAAGAAACTTGTTGATTCTTTAACTGTAGCTTTTAAAGTATCCAAACTACCTTTTATAGTCTTAAATATTCCGCCTGCTAATAGAGTGTTAAGAGCTCCAAATATCGCACCAAAGTCTATTGATCCTATCGCTTTACCTATACCTTCAAATATCGGTGCTATTCCGTTACCTATACCTTGTATTGCATTACCTAAAGTATCAAACACTTTACTAAAATCTAATTTACCAAGATAGTCGAAGAATGATGTAATAGCTTTTCCAGCACCACCAATAACTTTACCTATACCATTAAGTCCTTTAGATATACCATCAGAAATTTTACCAAAGAAATTACTCTTATTCGCTGCGTCATTTAATCCTGAGGCAAATTTACCTATGGCAGAAGTTACTGATAATACAATATGTCCCATCCCACTAAATATATTAGTTAAAGGAGAGAAACCTTTAAATAGTGAAGTAACAGCATTTTTGCCTAAATTAAAAACAGAGAAGAGTCCTTTAAATGTATTTCTAATTTTGCTAGCTGTAGAATCACTCATTTTGAATTTTTCAGTAAGATTCTTAAATCCTTCTGAGATTTGAACTAGCTTTTCTCCAGTCATTGGTGGAAATACATCCCTAAAACCATCTTTAATTGCTCCAAGTCCTTTACCAACACCTTGAACAATGTTAGTCATTCCTTTTATTACGTCGTCTCTACCACCGTTCTCGTTCCAGAATTTAAGCATTGCATTTCTTGCATCTGTAGACGGCTTAATTATATTATTAAAACCATCACTAATAGATGTTAACAACTTAGTAGCTTGGTCTTTATCACCTATAATGTATTCCCATGATTGAGCCCATCCAGAACCTACAGATTCTTTCATAGTATCAAACAATTGTGAAACAGTTTTAACTTCTGTAGCAGCTTTAGTAGCATTTTCTGCTAACTGAACTATTGCTTTCGCTTGTGCATCAGTATAACCTTGAGCTTTCAATTCAGCTTCTGTATATGCTCCTGAAATTTGTTTTAATGTTTCAGTTAATACGTCACCTGTCAACCATTCGCCTTTAGTTAAACTTTCTCTAAAGCTACCGTATTTTTTAATTGCCGCTTCTGCACCTGTACCCATAACTTCTGAAGTTCTTATTAATGCGTCTTGGAATAACTTACCACCCATACCTCCATTAACTACAGAGTTCCAGTCCTGTAAAGAAACTTTACCAGCGGCTAAAGCTTGTGATAATTGGTACATTACAGTTGATGCTTGCGCAGATGATGAGCCAGATGCCGCCGCTAAGTTAGCTATACCTTTTATTGCCGCTGTAGATGTATCTAAGTCAACACCTGCTGCTGTAAATGTACCTATATTTCTTGTCATTTCGGCAAAGTTGTATATAGTTTTATCAGCATAGTCATTCAATTCATTTAATGTGCTTGTAACATCTTTCAGAGTAGTTCCTTGATGAGCAGTGTTAGTTAATATTGTTTGAATCGAGTTCATTTTTGTTTCGTATTCACCAAAACCATCAGTTATAGGTTGTATTGCTAACGACTTTACTAAACTAGCTCCAGCACTCATAGCACTACTTGTAATCTTAGCCAAAGCTGTTGCACCCATAACACCGAGAGCACTAAACTTAGCAGTAACTGCGTCAACGCCACTACTTAAACCGTTTAGATTTACTTTACCAGCAGCCCTACTAATGCCCTCTAATCCTTTAGATGTATTACTCATTTTGAGCTTTTCGTTTAAGTTTTTAAGACTAGATAAAGTAGTTTTTACACCACTTTCGAAATTCTTATTGTCAAACTCCATTTGGACAATTCTTTTATCAATCGAACTCATGCGTTAACCACCTCCATCCATGCTTCTTCAGCTATCTTATCAAATATAGGTCTTATGGCTGGATTTATATAATCTCTACCAGCTACATAGCCTCCTGTACCTGTACCATGCCCATATTGTAATATGACAGCTATATAGACACCTTTATTGGAGTTTGTATTCGTCCAATATATAGTGTGGTTGTCTCCTTTCGATTCTATTTCGTAGCTCCACGCATTTGCTGTTGCCCCACTGTCAACTGGAGTGGCGCTAGCTAATGCTGATACGCCTGCTTGCCCATATCTTTCAAGTATTTGTTTCACTTGAAAATTCTTCATTTTTTCTAAAAATTTAAAAGTTCTATTAAAATCACCTTTACTAGTGATTCTTATGTTCATGATTAATCTCACCGCCTTTTATTTAATAAGACGTTGAACTTCATGCATAACATCGTTATAATTATATCCAGCTTCTTCTAGCAATTTTTTACAGATTTCATCTTCTCCCCATTTACCTTCTACCACCTCTTCCGCTACTTCTTGTATAGTCATATTCATTCTTTTTCTAGTCATTGTGATAACCCTATCATTAACAATATCTCTATCGTATCCTGATATACTTAATTCTTTATCACAATTCTTACTTTTCTTGCCAATAACAATTTCTTTTGCAATACGTTTATTATTGTTTTTGTGACGATTTATAGCAACACGATCGAATGAACTCATGGTATTCACCTATCCTTTAGTATTTAATTTTTTCTTTCTCGCTTCGTTTAACGCTTTATTTCTTTGTAATATTTCGTTGCGTCCCATTTTCTTAGGTGGATTATTTTTAATATTACATACTCTTATCAGAGTTAATAATCTATTAAGATGCCACTTTTGGCATTCAAATGGAATATTAAAAGCGACCATCCAATAATAAATAATTTCAGAGGTTATGATTTCTCTGTTAGGGGTTTGTCTTGTATCACTAAAGGTTGTAGCGGTCATTGGGTTCTCTATATACTCATTTATAGCTTTTAAATTACCTTCTGTAAGTCTGGTATATACTTCTGGTTTAACGTTTTGGGTAATTGTCATACAACGAACATAGTCTATTACTTGTTCAAGTGTTTTTTCTTTTCCATCCAAAAATGGTTTATGCCATTTAGCTTCCCATTTTGAAATGGAGACTAGAGAATGTTCTAGTTGTAAGACCTGTTCTTTGAATTGTATGAATTCATTATTAACTTCGTCGTAATATTCCATTGCAGGTACAATAATTTTTAACATCTCCAGTCACCTTAACCTTTCTATTACAAGCTTTTTGGTAAGATACCATTTACGAAATCAGCAGCTGCTTGTTCATTAAGTGCTAATTCCATAAATATTTCGCTGTATGCTTCTGTCTGAGAAAATGCATCTGATAATTCCTTATTCTTGATGAATCTTCTACCATCAGGTGATTTTTCCCCATAAGCTTTTAGTACTAGTTCTTTAAACATACGTACTATTTCTTTGTTATCTTTAGAATTAACGATGTTTTCTAACATTTGAGCTAGGCCACCATCAACGGATAATTCCATTTCAGTTACCTCAGCTTTAGATAGGTTGAAGTAGAAATCTTCAGTTCTTTCAACGCCATTATAATCAGTATAAGTTACAGTTTTCTTTAACATATTCAAATCTCTCCTTAATCAAAAATTAAAATATAAGAGTCCCCGTAAAAATTGCGGGGGCTCCAGTTCTATTTTACAAAATATAAATTATCCAGTTATAATTTGTTTTATTTCATCAGGTAATGGTAATGTAGCTTCAGCTTCTTGTGTTCCGTATAATTTGTCTTCTATAGCTTTTAATTTTTCAGGTTGTATTTTAGTAGAGTCTATAGTAACAGATGCAGTAGGTTTGAATCCAGCAACATTAACTGGTGTAGTTGTTACTTCCCAGCTGAATGTTACAGCTTCTGGACTATCATTAACTGTAGCATAAGCTTTTTCACTAGGTTTTGCTTTTGCTCCATAAATTAAATGTAATTTATATCCATTTTCATTCCCTTTTACATCATTACCAACAATTGTTCTATAGCAAAGACCAAATGCCTTTCTATCTTGTTGTCCTATAGTAACACCTTCTCCTAAAGATGCTGAACCATCGCAAGCTTCGAATTCTGCTGGATATGTGTATGCTTCTATAGTTGCTCCAAATTCTTCAGCTGAGAATAATTCTAAATATTTTATATCATCTGCATATAAAGCAGTAGGTTCTGCTCCTGAAGGACTTTCTGTTACAGCTGTTAGACCATTCCAAGCAACACCATTTTGGTATTGTCCGTTTTCACCTTGAACATATAGTACACCTTTTTCTACGCCTGTTTCATAAAGACGTTTACCGCTTTCATCCCAAACTAATTTAGCCATTTAAGCATTCCTCCTTAAATTAATAATATACCGTAAACACATAATGGTTTAGGTTTTCACTACAATACGTAGTATTTAATTTACACATTTCAAATTCTTTTAAAACTTTTTCGATAATATCGATATTAGGTTGTTTATATATAAATGTTAATGTATAACTATTAACATATTGGTATATACTATCATTAGCACGTTTAACGTCGCCCTCGCCAATAGTATAAACTACGCATGGATATACCAAACGAACAGATGCTGGAGGTTGAAAATATACATTTCTACTTTGAATAAGATTTTCAAGTTTAGTTTGTAGTTCTAATCTTCTATTCATTGTATAAACCTCCAATCGTTAATAGTAATCTAGGATACTGAACTTCAACATCTGTTATTTTCCACTTAGCGCCCATAAATTCTACATAGCGCATTGCGTGAAAGTTATTATTGGCAAATGGGTCGGCTATGATGCTAATTTGGTTAGATATGTTAATATCATCGTTTACTTTGCTTCTTTCTTGAAGTCTTCTAGAGTTTCTTATTACGTCTCCGAAATATTGATTCTCTATAATTTTCTCTTCATATATACCAGGTTCTGTTTCAACAGTTAGCGCATAACCGATTATTCCACAAAACTTTGCCATTTTGAATTTTCCTTTCTATTAAGCTTGTTTATCTAATGCTACTGCTATAGCAGAGTAAGGTTTAACTAATGCTCCAGAGCATCTAGTTTCCATTAAGTATTTTTGTTGGTTGTAGTCTATATCGAAATCGTCGAACATATTAACAGCTCCACCTTTATCAGCACCAACATAGTAGTCTACTAAGTTAACCATAAGTGCCATTAAAGGTTTCTCTTGTTCTTCAACTTTAGTTTTAGCGCCTTCCATAACTTCAACAGTTACTATTTCTTTAACTCTTAAAGCAGTTGCTAATTTTTCAACAGTATCATAGATTATTCTTCCGTTTTTGTCTTCTAGTAATAAGCAGTTAGTTAATACATCTTCAGTTGTGAATAATGTTGGACTTCCAGAACCTTTGTATTCTTTTCTAGATTTTATAACTGTTCTTATGAATGCTTTTGCTATTTCTTCTTCAGTTGCAGCAGATGCTACAGTAACAGGAGCTTTAACACAGTATAAGTCAGCGTCAGTTGCTATTGGTCTTATACACATTTCATTGATTTTGTCATCGTCAGAACTTAGTCTTCCATCCCCTACTAATATAGCTCTTGCTATTTCCTCGTCTAACATCATTCTCATTTCCATTTTTAACCATGCTACTACATCGAAATCTGTTATGTCTACAACATCATCTCTGTCTAGTTTTTGCTTTTTATATATAGTTGTTGGAGTAGTAGTTCTCTTTAATAGTGTGAATACTTCTTCTTTCTTTAATTTACCTTTGATATAACCTTTAGCTCTTGCTTGATCAGCAGTTATATCAGCATGCATAGATTTTATTCTAGAGAATGGTACATGATGAACTCCTCTCATTACTTTTTGTACATAAGAGTCATCTCTTTTTATGAAATCTGGTGGCATGTTAACATTTTTAGCATCTGGGAATAACCATTCTATATCTTTGATACCATAATTTTCAGCATGTGCTAAGAAGCTTTCTTTTAAAGAACCATATCTTTTAGCATCTTTAAATATAGTTTCCATAGCATCGTGTGATAATACATCTTTCTTATCTGTTTCTTTACCTTCAAATACATTATGTTTCATTTCTTGTTCTCCTCCATCTTCAATATTATTATTTTCTTCTATGGCAGATTGAGCCATTTCTTTACCTTCTAAAGCTTGCCCTACTAGAGCATATAAAACATTTTTTTGTTCTTCAGACATAGAGTCCACTACATCTTTGATAGTTTTTTGTTTGTTACCTTCCACTTTACCATCTCCTTTATCATCTTCTCCAGCTTTATCTTCTTTATCACTTGGTTTTTGATCAGCATGTTCTAATGATAAATTTTCGCCTGTATATATGACAGCTTCATCCTCACAAAACTCACCATGTCTTATAATAGAATCTATAAAAGCTCCAGGATTAGCACCAGCTAAAACTAAACTGACTTCTCTTATAGTTCCATGCATTACATTTGAACCATTTTGTTTAAGTTGATTAGCATAAATAGATAGAGCTGTAACGTCACCATGTTCTACTAGTAATTTTGCATTCTTACCAGCTTCTGTATCGTTGAAAGTGCAGTAAGCATAAACACCTTCTTCTCTGTTTTCTAGTACAGCATGACCTAATACATTAGCTGATTCGTTGTGTTGATGATTCCAAACTAGTGGAACAGTTTGACCATCATTATGCTTGAAAGCATCTCTTAGAATTGTTCTTCCGTCTGAGCATTTAATATTGTTTTTAGTTGCCCATCCGCTAAAGTCATATTTCATCTAGCTATTCCTCCTCCTTCTTATTAGTATCGTCTTCTTCATTTTGAACTTCTGGCGCAGGTTGCATTTCTTCAGCACTCTTGTTTAAGTTCTTGTTACGTAATTCATCTGCGTCAGGGTCCTTGGATGGTTTCCATCCCATAATCTGTCTAATTTCATTTGATGTTGCTATTTCATTACGTGTTAATTTATCAGCAATCTCGGCAAGATCATTAACTGGAACTAGTTTGAAAGGATCTCTAAAGTAAACAATGTCCTGTTTTCTAGTTCTAGCAGTTTTAGTTAAGAATTTTCTTTTCATTTCATCGACTATAGCTGACACTATTGGTTCAATAGTTCTGTTATAGTAATTTAACATAGTTTTATCATCAGCTGTACCATCTAATATAGTCTGAGTGATACCTAACTGGCTATAAAGCATACTCGTTAAGTATTCAATCTGCTTCATTAAATTGTTTTCAACTGGACGATTCAACTGTGTTATCTTTTCAGTTCCATCAGTGTAGGCTATACCATACTTAGAACCTGAAAGTTGCATTTCGATGTCTTTACGTCTATTTTCAGCTTGTTGTCTTCTTGCCTCGGATTTGATAACATAAGGTAATTGTATAATTAAATCTAATTTACCAGAACCACTTTGTTCGTCTATTACATCCAAAAGATTAAGTTTTCTTATAAGACGTTGCATAGTCGAGTTTGGTTCATTTATTACCGCATATAAAGGGTTTTCTATAATAGCAACCATGCTTTTCGGTAACAGTAAATCTTCTTTCTGTCCTATTTTATCATTGTATAATCTAACTTTAACATGTTGTGGTCGCCACTCCAGTATTTGTCCTACTCTTAAACTATTTATATCATAAGAACCAGATACATTAGGATTTATAGTCGTATCCACTGGAACTATTGCTACACATCCTTCATCCATCATTGACATAACTACATCTTGCATGAATGCTTTTGCTGTTTGATCAATGTTGGCACTAAGAGTTAGACATTCATTCAAACTAGATTCGATAACTTCTGTAAAACGGCCATCGTCATCAAGTTTAGCGTGATACATGTCAATAGCAGCAACATCCAAAGCTATTCTATTATATACGGATGTAACAATACTTCTCTCATTACCTCTAGTTAAATGTGTTCTGTATGGATTATAACTACTTATATGTTCACCATAATTATATCTTGGTGTTGGGTCTTTATTTAGGAAGGCATTCCATGCATGTTGCAGTCTATCACTAAAAGCCATTTTGACGTTTCACCTCCCTTTATTCTGGTCTTTTTCCAAACATTTCGTCATAATTCCTTTGAAGCAAGTCTTCCCATTGTGACATGTATTCTTCTATATATTGGTCATAAGCTTTCTTTACTTTAGGATCACTAAGATCAGAGAAATCAAATTTTTCATACTTTTTATTAACTTGATCCGCTATTTTAGTAGATTCATCAGCTGCTTTATTATAAGCTTTAGTCCAATTTTTATTAAAATTCTTATCCCATTCTTTTTGGTCTTTTTTTAATTGTTTAGCTTCAGCTTTCAATTGTCGTTTAGACTTTTTAGAATTTGTTCCACCTGTGTCATGACCTAATTGCGATTGGGTTCTTCTAACGCCCCATTTCATGCCTTTTATACCATGATGATAAAGTTCATCATTGTAATTATAGCTCCACAAATTAACTCACCTCCTACTCGAAAGCATCTTTATTTAATTTGTACGCAACGTAAGCATCCATCATAGCTGCTACGGCGTCAATCTTTTGCTCGTATCTTTTCTTCAATAATTTTCTATTGCCGTTTGTATCTTCCAATGTTATACAGTTACCCATTGCAAATGTCATAAGTTCTTCGTCAAATAGTAGCATTCTATCCTCTGCCAATTTCTTTAATTCGCCTAATGGTACAGATTCAGTCTTAGCACCTTGTATAACTTTCTCTATACCAAATGGACCATTCTCTGATTCCCATCTTTCAACAAATGCTTTTGCGTTATATGGGTCAAATCCAAAACATCTTACGTCGTAATCTCGCTCGATTATATGCGCATCGAGGTCATCATAAACTTCAGTCATATCTAAGACTGTTCCTTCCAATACTATAAGACTTCCTTCTTGTAAGAATTCATCATACTTCAATCTCATAGCTCCTGGTAACTTGTGAAGGGTCTTAGAAGTTATATAGTTTCTAGTCTTGACTCCAAATGATCCATCTCTTAAAGGAAATAGGAATGTGAAAGCACAGAAGTCATCTCCCTGCGATAAGTCGGCTCCTAATGCGCACGGCATTTGCCAGAAATCTCTCTTTCTATGCGGAAGTGTTTCGTCGTAAGTGAAGAAATATGTGTAACCTTCCATTGGAATACCAAAACGTTTAGCCAAAATATCATTTCTTGTAGCCGGAGCTTTTTCAGCTCTTTCAACATCTAACTGATAAGTTTCATATGTTACAGTTTTTCCTAAATTAGGATTTGCTTTCAACCAGGTTCTTGGATTATTAACTTCTTCTATATCATCGAGTCTATAATACCAAATAGAGACATGAGGATTTATATACTCGCCTTTAAGTATTTCCATTAATTCCATTTTGATTGTGTCGCCACTACCATTTCTCACTGTTCCTTCTGAACTTGTTGCTACTATCA